CCGGATCCTCGCGAGCTCACACGATGGGTGATGACTGCATCGAAGAGTACGTCGAGGGAGCCGAGAAATTCTATGAATCCATCGGCAACCCCTTGAAAGTGTATGAGTTGATGGAGAACGGTGTTTCTTTTTGTGGAATGGAGTTTACCACTCCTAACCCGAAAGACATTTGGCCCACCAACCCCGCGAAAGGACTTTACAATTACTTGAACTCAGCTCGGACCCCCGAGCAATATGACGCGATCCAATTCACCTTGAGACAACATCCCCAACGGGAAACCATCTTGAAGTTTATTGTCGATCACGACTGTCTACCTGCGGATTACCAATAAGGTCCCAGGGTTAAACCGGATAAGGTATTGCACCGATAAGCAATGCCAAAGAAACTTACATCAAAACGTTCCTCCAGCCCTCCCAAGAGCTGGAGAAAGGACCAAGCAGAGGTCATCTTCGATGACCCCTACACAGTCCACCCTCAGCCCCGACGCAGGCGCAAACAGCGTGCCAAGAAGCACAGCTTGTATGCCGATACCCGCGAACGACACAGGGCCGCGGCGCGCGGCGAGATTTTGGCCTTTAAGGAGGCCCATCTAATTAAGCAACGCGCCAAGAACGCAACCAAACTCAAACCCCCCCCCTCAAAAGCCAAGCTTTTGGGGGGGGGGGGTCCGCCTTCCAAAGGCGACAATAAGACCATCTCAGAGCCCAGGCACGGGCCTCCCAATCCAGTCATCTCCAAGAAAGCACTGAGAGAGGGATCCCGCACCACTCACACATTCGCCGCCCCTCTGGCTTTGAATCAATCCTACGGGAGAGGTTCCGGGCACGGACCGGGCGGCTCCGTGTCGTTCACACGACGCGAGATTGTTCCACTAACCCTCCTAGACACCGCTAACTTCACCACTTCCTCGATCATGATCAACCCAGGCAACCCAGGACTTAACAACTGGCTTGCCCCCATTGCTCAAAGATTCGAAAAGTACCGATACCACAGTGTGTCATTCCGATACGTTCCGACCTGTCCCGCGACGACAGATGGAATGATCGTCCTGTCCTTCGACCCAGACCCTTCTGACAGTAAATCTGTCAGCATTCAGCAACTGGCTCAAGCTGAGGAGGCGCGCCTTGGCGCAGTGTGGGCACCACTTGAGGTCCACCTTAGGGACGAAAGCATTGACTCCGACTGGACCAATGCCAAATTCGTCGGTGACGGCACTGAAGACGCCGACTACAATCACACCTTGGGCATCCTCACTGTCGGTGTGTCAGGTGGCGCGGCCACTTCAACCACCATTGGGTGGATTGAAATCGCCTACCACGTCACTCTCAACACGCCTCAGATGCACACAATCCCCGAAGCATACGCGCACTGGCGCTCCACTGGGACCCCAAATAGCAACAACTATTTCGCCCAGACTTTGGGATCCTTCACTGCCAACAGTAACATGGTGGAGAAGGGATTCATTTTTGGTGGAACTGAGGCGCCAAACTACACTACGATTGTTGCACCCAACAACTACATCGGAACCATTGCCATACTTATGATGGCCAGTAGCAGCAACCCCGCTCAGTATGCCGTTCCCGCCCCATCCGCGGGGACAACAGGTAGTACCGGCCACGCTAACTTCAGAAACAACGCCGGAACCCTGGACCACACCCTAGCGGGAGTCACCAGCACCTCGACCACGACAGCTTTCTGTGTC